AATCTATCACCTGAATTAAACATTGACCAAGATACTGTTCCAGATGGATTATCTCTTGGTGCAAAGGACAAAGTTTTTCTAATTGTTGTATCATCTGCTATTAATTTTTTAATAGAAGTATCTCCAGTTATATCTAAATTTTTAGAACCCTTGATATCTCCAGATACTTCTAAATCACCTGTAACTTTTAATTTTGACACTGTTAATTCTCCAGTATTATACAATGATGCTATATTTTGTAATGCTTCATTTGCTTCTGCAGGAGTAAAATTTTCATTTATATTATTATTCATAAGTTTTTGTAATTGAATAATGAACAATATTGCTCCAAATGATAATAATATGTATTTTAATTTTGTGTCACATTCTTTATAGCACCAAAGACAAATACATGAGATTATAATTAAACACAATATTATGAGATTAACTATCATATATTAATATATTAGTAAATAAAATTATTATATATTTATAAAATTTTATAATAATTAGAATTACATTTTTTATAACAATAATTAATTATAAATCTGTACTAGTTCCAATACCAACATATTTTTTAATTATACTTCGATGACTTCCTGAAGGATATTGACTCATAGCGAAGGCTGCCAATACCCCTGAACCAGACACAATCGGACTTACTGAAGATGTTCCCACAAGCATCCTTGTTCCACCCAGATTATCATAAAAATTAGCAACTATTCCATCATCAGGAACATTATTGTAGTTATGCTGCAGTAAAACTCCACCAGTACCATTTTTAGTACTTCTCATATTTAATCTATTTTCCCAATTATGAATATACCAAGTTTCTTTCTGGGCAGTGTCATTTTTATTTGTAAAAAATAATTGATTTCCAATTGATGCGTCAGTTGTTGTTAATTTTTTAGCACTTGTTATATCATCACTAAATGATGATTTTCCATTTACTTCTAAATCGCCTGTAACTTTTAATTTTGTTACTGTTAATTCTCCAGTATTATACAATGATGCTATATTTTGTAATGCTTCATTTGCTTCTGCAGGAGTAAAATTTTCATTTATATTATTATTCATAAGTTTTTGTAATTGAAGAACAAAAATAACAGCACACAATGAATACAAAGCATATTTTAATTTAATATCACAATTTTCACATTTATAAACACATGAAAAAGAAATAACTACCAAACACAAAATTATTAGATTAATGAGCATTAATATAATAAAGATATTTATAATTTTTATATAAAATATAAATTAATTAATAAACTTATTTGTAAAAATTAAAAATTAACCATAATACTACAATAATGAGCAATATAAATAAAAGAAATTGTATTTTCATATAAAAATTTTTTCTATTTAATATTTTGTCACTCATTTGTGTATTATTTTTAAGTAATTCATTGTCAGAAGCATTACTATTTGATATATCAATTAAATTATTTAATTGATGTGATAAATCATTTATAATTCTATTTTGTTTCACAACTATTTTTATTAATTCATCTTTAGTTTTTGCAGTTATATTCATAATATAATTTAAACACAAAATAAAAATTGAAAATATAATAGTTTAAATTATATATATACATAAATTATTAATAAAATGAGTAAAAAAAATAAAGTAGCAAATAATTTTGATATTAATAGTGCAATATTTGATGATTCAATACGTGATGAAGATTTATTTTTTAAAAATAATGAAATAAAAAATAAAAAAAAAATAAATTCACATATATGGGTTAGTAAATATCGGCCAAAAACATTACACGATATTATAGGACACGATGATATTAAAAAAACATTATTAATAAGTATCGAAAATGGTAATCTACCACATTTAATGTTTTATGGAGGTTCAGGAACAGGAAAAACATCAACTTCAACAGCATTAATTCATCATTTATATGGTGATAATTATGATGATTTAGCTGATACAGTATTAGAATTAAATGCTTCTGATGAAAATGGTATAAATGTTGTGAGAGATAAAATTATAAAATTTGCAGGAATGTCAATAAATTCAGAAAAAAAAATAAAATTTAAAATAATTATCCTTGATGAAGCAGATGCTATGACAAGTGAAGCGCAAACAGCATTAAAAAAAGTAATGGAAACAACTTGTGATATCACACGATTTATTATAATATGTAATTATGAAAATAAAATAATAGATGCCATAAAATCAAGATGTGCAAGTTTTAGATTTAGTCCTATTCCTGAAAAATATATGATAGATAAATTAAAAGTTATAGCAAAGAATGAAAATATATTATTAAATGAAGAAGCATATAAAACAATAACATATATTTGTAATGGTGATGCTAGAAGGTCAATAAATACACTTCAAAATTTAAAATATTTAACACAATTTAAAGAAAAAAAAGAAATAACAAAAAAAGAAATACATGAAATAACATCATTTGTTTCTTCAACATATCTTGATAATATTTGGGATAATTTATTGTCAATTAATATGAATGAATTAAGAATAGAAACAATGAAAATAATAAATACTGGCTATCCAATAAATTATCTTTTATTGTGTGTAAAAGATAAAATTGTAGAAGAAAAAAAATTTGATGATAAAAAAATAGCAATATTATTATCATATTTAGGTAAAATAGAAAGAATGATAATTTCTGGTTCTGATACTTTTATACAATTTTTAGGCTTATTAACATATATTAATGCTTTAAATAAAAATATTGTTGTTGAAGAACCAACTATTTTTTAATTTTTATTATTATTTAATAATAATATAAAGTTTTATATAAATATATTATATGTCAAATAAAAAATCAAAATTAATAAAACATCTTAAAAATGATATTTATTGTCGAATAGGTGTAAGTAAAATTAGTGGTGTTGGTGTAATAGCAATAAAAGATATACCTAAAAATACAAATCCTTTTTTAACATTATCTAAAAATAATGATAAAATAATTACTTTATCAGATAAAGATGTTTCAAAATTAGATAAAAATGTTCTTAAAATTATAAATGATTTTTTTGGTTCTGATACTAATAAAAAAAAATATTATGATGTTTTGGCTACGGGGCCGAATAATATTAATGTGTCTTTTTATATGAATCATTCAAATAAACCAAATATAGATATTGTTGATGATGGTATTAGTGATTATTATGGTTTTAGAGCAAATAGATTAATAAAAGAAAATGAAGAATTAACTATTGATTATTCAAAATATGAGAAATAAATATATATTTTACAATTTGTATAATAAAAAAATTGATTTTTAAAGACCTTAATAATTAATTAATATATATCAACAATACTATAAATGAATCAATCTAACTCTATTGAAACTCTTGAATCTTATGATGATTTTGAAAATATGACATTTTTAAATGAAGAATTATTTAAAGGAATATGTAATTATGGTTTTAAATATCCAAGTCAAATACAATCAAAAACAATACATTTAATAAATGCTGGATATGATTTAATTGCTCAATCACAATCAGGAAGTGGTAAAACTGGTGCTTTTGCAATTGGAAGTTTATCAAGAATAACACCAAATTATAATAAACCAGAAGTTATTATCATAGCAAATACACGTGATTTAGCATTACAAATTCATAAAGTTGTTGAAAATGTATCTAAATTTATGAAAATAAATACTTGTACAGCAATTGGAGGAAATTATAATGGAAAATCACAATCATCAAGTTATGCTGAAATAAAAAATAGCAATGTTATTGTAGCAACACCTGGACGTTTATGTGAATTATTAAGAAAAGGAATTATTGATGGTAAATTAATTAAAACATTAATTTTAGATGAATCTGATGTTTTATTAAAAGACAATTTCAGACCTCAAATTATTGAGATTATAAAACAAATGGGTGATAAAACACAAATATGTATTTTTTCAGCTACTTTTACACAAGAAACTTTACAAATTACTGAAAAATTTCTAAGAAATCCTTACAAAATTACAATTGAAAAAGAAGAAGTATCAGTTAAAAATATTATACAATTTAAAATTGATGTAGCATATGACAAAAATAAATTTGCAACATTTATAGATTTATTTAGCAATTTAATAATTTCACAAGTTATTGTTTTTGTAAATCACACAAGAGCCGCTGAAGATTTAAGAAATAGATTAATGGAAAGAAATATTCAAGTAGGATTAATTCATGGTAAAAATCAAGATAGAGATAATATTTTAAAAGAATTTAGATTGTCAAATATTAAAGTTTTAATTTCAACTGATTTATTATGTCGTGGTATTGATATTGATGATTTAAGACTTGTAATTAATTATGATATGCCAGATGATCCAGAAACTTATATTCATCGTGTTGGAAGAAGCGGTAGGTTTGGTGGTCAAGGTGTGGCAATTACTTTTTCAACATTTAATGATGCTTATAAAGTTAATAAATTAAATAGAGAATATGGATTAAATATTCAAGATATGCCACAACCAGATGATGTTAATGAAATTCTTAGTGGTATGAAACCTGCAGATGATAAAGTAGCAAGTTCTAAAAATTACAATTAATTTTTTTCAAAAGTTCTGAAATACAAGAACAATAATATGCACTTGGAGCAATTTCTAGCATATATTCAAGACTAGTAATTTGATCTTTTTTATTTTTAGGAAAAATTTTTCCCATCTCATTATAAATCTGAATAACAGATTTTAATAGAGGGTCAATTTTTTGTTGTTGCTCTAACAATTTAAGCAGATTAATCAATAATAGTTCGCTCATTACTTTAATTATAATAATACTAATCTAGTAATTATTATAATACTTTTTTCATTTTTTTTATTATAAATAATTATCTAATACTGTAATATTTATGTATATCAAAGAATTAATTTTATCATCTATAATATTAATAATTTTAGATATTTTTTATTTGTATAACACAAAAAATAATATTAATTATAAAATTGTATATTATTTAGTTTTAATTTTTGGAATAAATTATTTTATTATTCAAAAAAGAAATACATTTAATGAAGCTTTTATGTTAGGAATATTTGTATTTAGTGTTGTTTATTTAATGAATAATGATAATAATGTTTTAGATGTATTATGGGGTGGATTATTATTTGGTTTAACAACATGTATTACATATAGTTTTACAAAACAAGAAATAAATTTTGAAAATATTCATCCTGCAAGTATAATAAATTAATAATCATTTAATATTTTAAAATCCCAATCAGCTTTATTATTGCTATTATATGATTTTTGATATTCAGTTGGCCTTCTTTCAAAAAAATTATCTTTATTTAAAAATCCAATTGTATCCATAAATTGAAATTGATCAGGCAATGAAGTGTTATATAATTTTTCATATCCTAAACCAACTAAAATTCTATCAGCAACATATTCAATATATTCATTCATTAATTTTACATTCATTCCAATAAGCTCAACTTTAATAGCATCACACGTAAAAGATTTTGAAATATTAACTGCTTCATTAATAATAGTATACATTTCATCACTTGACAATTTATGAACAATATGTTTATAAATTTCAAAACCAAATGTTGTGTGCATTCCTTCATCTTTGGCAATATAATTATTTGATTGGATTAATCCTTTCATTTTATCTTCTCCTAATATTTTTTTTAACCAATAAATAGAAGCAAAAGCACCTGAAAACATTAATCCTTCAAAAATTGTAAAAGCAACAATTGAAAAACCAAGTCTTCTTTTTGAAGAAATCCATTTTCTTCCCCAATCAATAATTTGTTTAATACTTGGAACAGTTTTAAAAGCATTAATTAATTCATCTCTTTCTTTTGAATCTGTAATAATATTTATTAACATATCAGCATATACTTCACCGTGAATATTTTCCATTGATTCTTGAAATGAATAAGCAACTAAAATTTCACGAATAGTTATTTTAGCAAAATTACTTTCTATATTTTCAATTACAATTGAATCTGCTCCTGCAAAAAATGCTAATACCATTTTAATAAAGTGTTGAATATTTGGTTCAAGTTTAACAAAATCATGTTGATCCTGATTAAAGTCAATCATTTCTGGTGTCCAAAATGCTTCAACATATTTTTTGTAAATATCCCATAATGTTTTATAAGTATTATCAATTGGTTTTATTGCCAATCTGTAATTTTTTTCATTTAATAATTCTTCATCTTTATTTTTTTGTTGTTCTTCTTCTTCATTAAAGTTATCTAAACACAAATCTGTTATTTTTTTTTTCTTTTCTTGTAGCTGTAAAGAACAAACACATGGAAAAATATTACACAAGTCGCAAAGGATAAATTCTTGGTTTTCTGTCATTTATAATTTATATATATTATATAAATTATTAAAAACTTAAAAAATCAATTTTTTATTAAATATTACACCTTTAGAGATTTAAAACGCCGATACATATATAAAATTTAAATACATTAGCATAACTGAATATAATAAACTAAAAACAGAAATAGAAAAAATAAAGGATGAAAATAAAGAATTAACCGAACGTCTTAAAAAATATACTAATAATATGCGTCAATTTATGAAAACATTTTTATAATATGTCAATAAAAAAAATATAAGAAAAATTTATATAATTATTAATTTTCAAAAAGAATACTTTCTGTTAATTTTGAACAAAATTCTTTTATTACAATAACTTGTTCTTTATTAGTAAAAATATATAATTTTTTAGGTTTACCAATATATGGATCACCAAAATATTTATTTACATCAAAATTATTATGATAAAATAAATTTTGTTTTTTTATTAATTCTAACATAATTTCTGAAACATCTAAAGCATCAACTTCCGAAATACCATATTTGATACATAATATTTCAGATATTTTTACAATTGTTTTACTAAATTCTTTTAGTTTTTTTTCTAATAATTTTAATGAATTATTAAATAATTTCTCATATGCTAAATACACATTATTATCCATCCATAATGTTGAATTAACATTTAGACATCTAAATTCAAATGGATATGTTATTATATTTTTTATATTTTTATTTTTAATATATTGATCTATTTGATTAATTTGTTTAGTAGTTCTATTATCCCAGTTACAAATAATATCATATACAGAATTATTATATATATTAAAAACCATTGAATGCATTTTATTTACCTCAAAAAATGTCATATCTTTATATTTTGTTATATTATAAAATATAGTATCTTTAGGTAAAGCAGCAACACAACCAACAAATATATCCCATTCTTTTACACTTGAAAGAAATTCTTTTATAATTTTATATTTATCATAAAAGTCTGATTTAAACATACAATCATCTTCACACACTGTTATATTTGGTAAATTACATCGTTTAGCATTATATATAATATTTTGATATGATAATCCACAACCCTTCCACCCAATATTATGCTTTATTGCTGGATATATTTTATAAGTTGGCACTAATTCTTGTTTTGTAAAAGCTTCTATTCTATACGGTGTTTCAATTAAATGTAAACAATTAATATCATCTGATGACATATCAAAAATCATATTATTTTGTGTAACAATATCAAAAACTAATAAACATTTTTGTACATGAAATAATAATTTTTCTTCAAGTTTTAATATATTAGATTTTATAGAATTTATTTTTTTATCATAATTTAATAACCAATAATCTATTGATTCATATAATATATTAATATTATCTAAATTATCATTTATATTATCAATAAAAACTACTAAATTTTCATATAAGCTCATATTGTAATTATCTTCTTCAATACTTTTTTCACTTATTATTAATTTGTCATATTGAAGACACTCATTTAAACGACAAGATTCTAATTTTGGTTCATTATAATAATGTAAATTAAGTATTATTTTTGATTGTTGTATAGATGTTTGTAAATCTTTACCAAACATAATTCCATATTTTATATTATATTTTTTACTAAGTTCATTTAAAATATTTGTTCTTCTTTTATTTGGAGCACCATAAAACAAAATATCATATTTTATTTCAGTAGTTGTATTTTTTTCATATTTAAAAAATGGCATTGGCATTACATATATTTTTGATTTATCTATAATTTGTTCATATTTATGAATATTTGCAACTGAATACTCCCAAATACATAGACTATTTTTTAATAAATTAATGTAATTATCTGTAAACCATGCTGATGTAGAATTTTCAATTTGATACAAAATATATTTTTTTGGAATATTTTCATATTTATTTATATGAACAATTATATATAAATCATCATTATCAATATCTAAAGGAGTTAAATAATATTGTATTGAAACATTTATAGTATTTTTACATATTTTATCGATTATATTTTTAAATCCTAAACCAATTGATATCAAATTTTGACTACATAAAATTTTTATCATTATAAATATAATAATTATAATAATTATGTATATAAGTTTAGGTAATAACTGTGATCCTAGAATGTATATTAAACATAAATTAGGAATAAGCAAATTAAATGGATATAAATCGTGTCCTTTTGATTTATGTATTACACCATTAAAATCTCTATACCAATGTATAGAAACAGATTTTTATTTTTTTTTTGATGATTTAAAATTAATTCCATGGGGTTGTGCAGCTGGACGTTCTAAAAATGATTTAGAAAATAAAAATGCTATAATGAATAAATATAATATAATTTTTAATCACGAAGGTTCTGGACATTCTCATTTATTTGCCACTGGAAAAAATGATGATTTGTATTATTCAAGAAATGATTTTGAAAAATTTAAAGAAAGATATATATCAAGAATAAATAATTTTAAAAATTATATTAATGAAAATAATAACATTATATTCATAATTAAACATAATATCAATGAGGATGATGATACATATAATCTTATTACTCTCACTAATTTACTTAAAACAAAATATCATAATAAAAACATAAGTATTATTATGCCTTTTCAAAAATAAAAAAATGTGTTTTTTTGTTAAATAATAATTTACGTTTATAAAAAATATAAATTATTTATTAGTAATATAATGGGCAATTTATTTTCATCATCTAAAAAAACTACAGAAAACCTAGAAGAATATGAAGAAGTAGGTAATTATATTGATCCACGTAGATTTATACATATTATAAAAGATGATAATTGTTTGTTAAAAATAAAATTTAAAGATAACCAAACAGCTTTAAAATTTACACATTCCTTATTATTACAATTTAATAAAGAACTTACTGATAATAAAACTTTACAATTATGTATAGATAAAAATTATGATATAAAAATAGATAATAATACATTAGAAATAAAATCAAACGAAACTACCTGTACAGATGAATCAAAATTTATTAAAGATGGTATATGTAAAAAACTATTTGGTGAATCTTTTGAATCTGGAAACAAATATATTAACAAAAAATTTTTTGATGAATTTCCAACTTATAATGTTACTATTATTAATATTGAAGAATTATATGAAGAAATAAAAAAAAGACAGAATTTGAATAAATCAGGAGGTTTTTCTTCTAATATAAATTTATATGAAAATTATATTAAAAATAAAAATAATTTTTTAAATTTAAAAAGATTTATATAAACTTTAAAATTTTTTTATAATATACAAAAATAAATATTTAGTATTTATTTTTATTATATTACAAATATCTAAATAAAAAATTTTTTAATAATCTATATAAATAATGGAAAATTTTGAAACAGAAAAAATTGAAATTCAAAATGTTATTAAAAATATAGATAATGAAACAAAACAAATGAATACTCCTATTATTGTTGATAAAACTGACATTTATGAAAATATCATAAAAGAACATAACATAACAATAAAAATATCACAAGTATATGTAAAACAATATTTAAGAAATATTATAAATTCTTTAAAAAGTAATAATAATGAAACATTACCAAGAATTATTAATTTACATAATTTAACAAAAAATATTGTTGATGGATTACCAAAAACAATGGATAAAGATAGTTTTGATAATTATGTTGCTGAATATTTAATTGCTAAATCGTCGTTTCATTATTATTATGATTTGATGGCTTCAAGAATTGCCATTGAAAGATTACATAATATTACACCACAAAATTTATTAACAACAGCAAAATTATTACAAACAAATCTAGACAAAAATGGAGATAAATCACCAATATTATCTGAAGAAATTTATAATATAATTTTACAAAATCATGAAGAATTAGAAAAAAATATAAAATATGAAAGAGATTTTACATTTGATTATTTTGGAATTAAAACATTAGAAAGATCATATTTATATAAATTACATTTTACAAAATATAAAATTATTGAAAGACCACAACATTTGATAATGCGTGTAGCTCTTGGTATTCATTGTAATGATATAAAATCAGCAATAGAAACTTATGATTTAATTTCATTGAAATATTTTACACACGCTACACCTACTTTATTTAATGCTGGAACACAAAAACCACAAATGAGTTCATGTTTTTTACAAAGTATTGATGACAATATTGAATCAATATTTAGTTCAGTAACTGATATGTCATATATTTCAAAATGGGCTGGTGGTATAGGCGTTCATTTAACAGCTGTAAGAGGTCGTGGAAGTTTAATTAGAGGAACAAATGGATTATCACAAGGTATTATTCCATTATGTGTTCTTCTTAATAAACTAGCAAAATATATTAATCAAGGAGGAAAAAGAAATGGTTCTATTGCTATATACATTGAACCTTGGCATACTGATATTTTTGAATTTTGTGATTTAAGAAAAGATACAGGAAATGATGATAATAGAGCAAGAGATTTATTTTTAGCATTATGGGTTCCATCTCTATTTATGGAACGTGTAAGAAAAGACCAATTATGGAGTTTAATGTGTCCTGATGAATGTAAAAATTTAAATAAAGTTCATAGCAAAGAATTTAATGAATTATATGAAAAATATGAAAGTGAAAAAAAATATACAAAACAAGTAAAAGCGAGAGATTTATGGAAACATATTTTAGAATCTCAATCTGAAACTGGATTTCCATATATTTTATATAAAGATAATGCTAATTCTAAATCAAATCAAAAAAATTTAGGAACAATAAGATCATCAAATTTATGTGCTGAAATTATACAATATTCTGATGAAACTGAAACAGCTGTTTGTAATTTAGCATCAATTTGTTTGCCAATGTTTGTTGTTAATAAAAATGAATTTAATTATGAAAAATTAATTGAAGTTTGTAAAGTTATTGTTAGAAATTTAGACAAAATAATTGATAAAAATTATTATCCAACTAAAAAAGCAGAAAAATCTAATTTTAGACACAGACCAATGGGAATCGGTGTTCAAGGTCTTGCCGATACTTATAATTTGATGGGTTTTGGTTTTTCATCACAAAATGCTAAAGAATTAAACAAAAAAATATTTGAAACAATATATTATGCTTGTTGTTTTGAATCTAATAATTTAGCAAAATTAAAAGGTTCATATAGTACGTTTGAAGGTTCTCCATTTTCACAAGGAATATTACAATATCATATGTGGGGTTTTACAAATAAAGATTTATTAATGAATTATGATTGGGATGGTTTATTAAAAGACATCAAAGAATATGGAATGAGAAATTCATTATTAACTGCTTTAATGCCAACAGCTTCAACATCACAAATTATGGGTAATTCTGAATGTATTGAACCATATATGTCAAATATTTTTAAACGTTCAACACTTGCAGGAGAATTTATTGTTGTAAATAAAAATTTAATGAAAGATTTAATTCATAGAAATTTGTGGGATGATGATATGAGAAAAAGAATCATTATTGAAAATGGTTCAATTAGAAATATTGAAATTATTCCAAAAAAAATAAGAAATATTTATGAAACTGCTTTTGAAATTGGACAAAATCATTTAGTAAGACAATCGGCAGACAGAGGAAAATTTATAGATCAAGCTCAAAGTTTTAATCTTTTTATGGCTAAACCAAATTTTGATATTTTAACATCAGCATTATTTGAAGGACATGATTTAGGCAATAAAACAGGAATGTATTATTATCGGTCTTTACCTGCAATTAATCCTATTAATTTTGGAATTGATGTTGATGATATTAAAAGACTCACCAATAAAGATAGTATAAGTGAATTTATTGATAGTGATGAAGATTATAAAGAAGTAAAACAACAATTTAATAAATGGAAAAATGCAAAATTAGAAGATTGTTTATCTTGTGGTTCATAAATATTAAAAATTTTAATTTATAAAAAATAATTATAAAAAGAATTTAAAATTATTTATTACAAATATTAAATGATTTAGTTGAAAAATTTAAAGACCTATTTTAATTTATAATATATTCTAATATAATGATTGAAAAAAAAATTATTAAATACATTAAAAATAATAAATGGAAAAAAATTTTAAATATAATAAAAAATGGTGAATATACAAATTTAAACAAAATTTTAATAAATGGCAATAATTTGTTTCATATATTATGTATTAAAGGAAAAATTGAAATAATAAAAGAAATATTAGAATTAAAAAAAAATAAAAAAATTATATTAAATACAAATATTTTGAATTCTAATGGAATACCTCCTATTCATCTTTATTATAAATATGGAGGCAAAGATTTATTATTTTTAGAAGATGAATCAATATGTCATTTAGATGATTTGAATAATAATTTATTAAATTATGTTATTGATAATATTAAATTATTAAATAAAATAATTGACAAAATGATTGAATATAATTGTTTAGAATCATTATATTATATTGAAAATCAATACCAATCATTTTTTACTTTATTAACTAATAAAATTATAGAAGATAAAGAAAAGTATAATAAAATTATGAAAAAAATATATCAAAAAGTTAAGCCAGAATTTTTTATATTTATTACAATACGTTTAAATTCAATAGATAATTTATTAATGTTATTTGAAGAAAATTATGATTTTACTGATTATAAAAAAAATTATTTTTCACCATTAGCTTACACTATTTACACAAATAAATTTACAATGATGAATATGATTTTAGAATATACAAAAAATAAATATAATATTGAACATACATACATAATGATTAATTCATCACTTCACGATTATGATTTATATCCAATATTTTTAGCAATAAGATATAATGGTATTGGTATGTTATTAATATTAAAAAATTATTTGGAAGAATATTTTAATAAACATACAGACAAACATTTAAATTATTATATTAATAACAATCATAATACATATTTACATGAATTAATAATGATGCCAGAAAAAAATATTGAATTAATTAATTTTTTTATAAAATATACAGATTTGAATAAAGAAAATTATTTTGGTGATACTTGTGGTGATTTAATATTTTCAACTGGAATATGGAAATTAGTTGATTTAAAAAATAAAGAAATTAATTTAGAACATATTAATAGTGATAATAATAAATGTAACTTTTATATTGATAAAAAAGATATTAAAATATTTAATGAATTAAAAATTAAAAAACCACTTGAAATAAAAAATAAAGAAGAAATTTATAAATTATTTAATATTAAACAATTAATAGATTATAATGAAACTGATGAAAATTATGCTTTATATATTTACGATTATAATTCACTTATGTTATTTTTTAAATATTTAGAAAACAAACATAAAAATATTTTTATACCATATGTAAAATATAATGAAAATGATAGAAATAATGATTTACAATTATTAGAAATGTCAAATATAAATTATCCAAGTTCATTCATTCATTATATTATTAACAATTTTTATTCATATTCTCAATTTGTATTTTGTTGGATCAATAAAAATAATTATTATATTTCTAATAAATTAAAAAATATTTTGAGTAAAAAAAAAAATTACAAATTTATTATTTTATTTGGATATATACGATTAAAGATTTCTGCTCATGCTTTTATTCTTGTTTATGACACAGAAAAAAAAGAATTGTGGCATTTTGAACCAACAGGAATACTAAATGGACATCTAAATGATTTAGAATATTTTAAAGAAATAATAAAAAAATATTTTGAAGATATTTATGGAGAAATAACATATTATGAACCAGTTGATTTTTTAAATGATACAAATTTTCAAACGGTTTCTAAAGATTGGGAAGAAGATGAACAAGTACATGGTGATCCTAGTGGTTATTGTTTAGCGTGGTGTATTTGGTTTGTTGATATTGTGGCAACACATCCAAATGTTCCAATTAAAGATTTAGTAAAAAATTATATAAAAAAAGAACATATTGAACAATTAGATAATCAAAAATCAGATAATTATTATTTAGATTTTATAAGAAAATATGCTAAAATGCTAACAAAAGAAAAAATAAAAATATTAAAAAGTATTGGTGTTCCTAAAAATGAACATTATAAAAAAGTTATAAGTAATGAATCCCAAAAATTAATTAATAATTATTTTAAGAAATATTAATTTCTTTTACTTGGTTCAATATATTCCATATTTAAATAATCAAAAATATCTTTTTCACTATTTATTTTTTTATTATTTGTTAATTCATATTCATTTAAAGTATAACCCATACTCAAAGCAACACCTCTTATATTTTTATTAAAATCTTTTGACCCTGTAAAATATAATATTGCTGTGTAATAAGATGCTTGTGCTATAAATCTCACATCAATTCTTCTTATTGGATATTTTTTATACTTACATAATCCCATATATTTAGTTGTTGTTTCATTTGATGTTAAAGAGCAAACTATAAATTTATCTTTTTCTAAATAATTAATAAACCTAGTTAATAAATCAGAATTTTCAATATCTTTTTTTGTTTTTATTTCAGGATGAGAAATAATAATATCAATATCATTTGAAATGTCTTTTTCTCTTCTATAAGAACCACAAATAATTAAACTTAAATTTTTGTCAATTTTTGAACAACAATTTAATAAATAAATATTAATTTCATCAATTTCTTCCCTTGGTATATTTTCTTTTATTTTATCATAATATTTTAATCCTTTTATAATAACATCTGACAATTCAATTTCTTTGTTTTTATAAGCTTTTTTTAAATCTTGTATTGTTTTAATATTATGTTTTGTGTATAGTTCAAAAGCTTTTACACGCCCAATTCCAAATACATTCATTAATTCATTTTCATAATTTTCAATATCTTCTTTTACTTCTGCCAATTTTCCAGTTTTAATAATTTCATCAATTCTATTTATTGTTCCTATTCCAATATTTTTGTATTCTTTTATTTCATCTCCCGATTTTATTTCAAAATCAATATTTTTAATTACTTGTAAAGATTTTTTTATTGAATTAACTTTGTAAGAATAAATTAATTTATCTTTTCCTGATTTTATATCAACTGAATGTTCTAAGAATGTTATTAATTTCTCAAACCAATAAATAATATTTTTATTTTTCATTATAATGTTATTTGATAAAAAATATTATTATTAAAAATTTGGCAGACTTTCACACGAATCAGATAGTGAGTTTTCAATAAACAAAATAGCTAAATATTTTTCTTCAAAAGTATCCATTTCTAAAAATAATAATTTTACATAAAAAAAAACATATATATTTATTTTTAATATAAAATGATAAATTTCAAAAAATGTCATTTCATTACTATATAAAATAATATGTTTTATAGCCTCAAAACAAAATACCATTAAAAAATATAATGGGAAATATAAATACACAACAAAGACAAAATAAAATAATGAATATAAATGATTTAGCATTTATTGAAAGTATAAATTGTGAAGAATTTGAAAATCCAATATTTATTAAAAAAAAATATATATTATTAAAAAATTATGTTAATCCAACATTGTACATTCATTCATTTAATATTAAAACTAAAAAAAAAGAATTAATTTATATTGGTTCAAATGATGATGTATTATATATTTCAGACAATGAAAATTATATCGGATTAACAAGTGACAAAAATTTAATTATCTATGAAACTGATAAATTATTAAAAAATAAAAAAAATATATTGTGCAAAATTGATGTTATACAAAAAAATTCTATAAATTTATTATTTGAAGATTTTTTTGTTATTAATAAAGATAATAAGCTTAATTTTATTGAATATAAAAACAAAAAATCATTTTTATTTAATGATGTTTTTAATTTTAAATGTAATAATAATTTCATTGCTTTTTATAAAGATAATAAAATTAATATTGTTGATGTTAAAAATAAAAAAGAAAATTCATATCAAATAAAAAAAAATATTAATTATTTATGTATATCAAATAATGGGTGTTTTTGTTATGTTAATGATGATAATGAATGTTATTTAAATAATACAAAAATAATGAAAACAAATATTGATGAAAATTTATTTTTATTTCTGTATATTTTAGAAGATGAAAATATAAATGTATTGACATATTATAATAATTTATGTATAGTTTTTTGGATCAATGATAAAAAGATAATAAAAAGTGAAATAAAAATAGAAAATCAAGAAAAATGTTTTAGTAGAAATGGAATTGATTTTTATTTTTGTAATAAAAATAATATTTTTTTATATACATTAAAATATTTAATACCAGTAAAAATATTAGAAACAAAAATAGCTCTTATTAAAAAAAATCTTAATGAAATGTATAAATTACTTAATTATTCTAATAATGATTATATTAAAATTATTAGTGCAGAAGAAACAATTATGGAATATGAATTAACACCACAAATGAAGTTTTTTATTCGTAATGATTGTGATGAATTTTTTGTTAATGTTACATGCAATGTAAGTATTTATAATGAATGTAAAAGCTTTATATTATTTCAAGAATTAATTTCTGGTATTATAACAGAAGAAGATATTTTAGATGATATTTATAAAATAGAAAATAAAGTATTACAATATGATACATTTAATAATCTTATAACACATTTTTATGATTTTGTTATTGTATTAATATTAAAAGAAAATGATATTATAAATGAATTAACATTGAATAAAACAAAATATATAGGTTATATCATATTGTCATTAATAATAAAATATTGTAAAACAAATTTTAATATAGAATTAATTAACGAATTTAAAATTAAATATCCATCTTTTTCTAGTTTTATTGATAAAATATTATAATATTAATATTTAAAATATTTTTATCCAAAATTAACTTCCATATCACCAACAATATTAAAATAACTTTTAGCTGCTCTCATAATATTTTTATCTGAATCATTATCTAATATCCATGAAGTAGTAGTACTTATAGAACCATTACTAGAAGTATTATTACTAACACCCCATTTATTGTACTTATTATAAATCATTCCTTTAGCACCAATAGTAGATGGTTTTTTACTAGGTTCATCTTTAGAATTATTATACCATCCAATTAATGTATTTTGATAATTATATTGAGACATTCCACAATAATTTAACATATCAGTACAATCAATATCATCTTTTAAATTCCAATTGTGTAATGATTGATTAAAACTTGTAGCATTAGCAAACATAGAATTCATTGAACCAAAAAAGTCTACCATAGAATAATTAGTACCAACATTACTAACATCCCAATTATTTAATGGTTGATTAAAACTTGTAGCACCATTAAACATATTAGACATATCTATAACATTTCTAACATTCCAATTATTTAATGGTTGATTAAAACTAATAGCATTTTTAAACATACCAGTATTAAAACCAAAATTATTAAAACCCATAGATTGAACATTACTGACAACCCAATTATTTAATGGTTGATTAAAACTTGTAGCATTTTGAAACATACCATCCATATATTTAACATTACTAACATCCCAACTATTTAATGGTTGATTAAAACTTGTTGCATCAGTAAACATACCACTCATATTTATAACCACACTAACATCCCAACTATTTAATGGTTGATTAAAACTTGTAGCATTTTGAAACATATTACCCATATCTTCAACATTTCTAACATCCCAACTATTTAATGGTTGATTAAAACTTGTAGCATTTTGAAACATATTACCCATATCTTCAACATTTCTAACATCCCAATTATTTAATGATTGATTAAAATTTGTAGCACCATTAAACATACCAATCATATTTGTAACACTACTAACATCCCAATTATTTAATGGTTGATTAAACCTTGTAGCATCTTGAAACATATTACCCATATCTTCAACATTTCTAACATCCCAATTATTTAATGGTTGATTAAATGTTGTAGCATTGTAAAACATATTACTCATATTTGTGACACCAGATGATAATTTTGTTGGTACTTTTATTAAATTAACTGCTCCAAAAAAAGCTCCTGATAAATCGAATGGACCCAATTTTACTGCCTCAACTAAGTATTCTACACCGTTTAATGGTTTACCTTTATTATTACCACCAAAATGTTCTACAAGACCATTTATTTTTACTGTATATTTTTTTCCACCATTTAGTGTAATTTCTGGAAAATTACTATCATTAGTTTTAGTATCTTTTTTATTATTATAAGAAATAGTATAACTTGCTCCTGTTATTGGCAATACAATAGTTTTTGTTAAATTAGAATCCAGAGATAATAAATCATAAATAAGAATTGTTTCATTTTGTATAGTTTCAGAAACATCATGTGGTTGTAATGTATTATTTTCTATTTTTGCTTTTAAATTAATATTTTTTTTAGATTTCATATATACATATATACTATTTTATTATTTATTATATTGAAAAAAAATATACAAAAAATTGAAATTTTAAAGGTTTTATGTTAAATTTATATAATTAATAAACTTATAAATGGCTAAACTACAATATGAACGAGACACATATATTTCAACACTTGATAACTTAGGAAACACATGTTTTTTAAATTCAATAATTCAAGCTCTTGGAAGAAATTTAGAATTTCTTTCATTTTTTCTTTCTTCTGAATCATCAATAATGGATGATTTAAAAAATAATTTGATTGACAAAAAAAGAGAAAAAACTAAAGAAGGACAATTAGTTATAAACAAAAAAGAATTTGATGAAGAAATAGATAATACATTAACAATACATTTAAAGAAACTTTTTACATATATGTTTGATGAAACACAAGTTATAGAACCAAAATCATTAGTAAAATTTGTTAAAACAAAAATACTTGATTATGAAGGCAAACCAAAGTTTGGAGGAAGAGAACAACAAGATGCTCAAGAATTTTTAAGTGAAATATTACAAATAATTGATAATGAAACATCATATTCAGTTGAAATGATTAAAAAAGATAAGACTGAAATTTATACATTTATTGAAAAAGAATTATCAACACTTGAAACAAATTTAGAAATACATAGTAAAACAAAAGAATATGATACAATAAAAAATATTCTTAGTGAAATTAATAAAATATATAATGAACATACAGAATTATTTTTAGAAATTAAAAGTTTATCTGCTTGGAAAGATAGAACAAAAATTTCATACTCAATAATTAATGATATTATGACAAGTTTAAATCTTATGACTTCTACTTGTAATACTTGTAATATTAAAAGTGTTAAATTTGAAAAGAGTGATATTTTGACTTTAAATTTTCCACAAACAGAAGAAAAAAGAGAAAGCTATAATATTACAGAACTTATTGATAATTTTTATTCATCTGAATTAATTACAGGTGAAAATAAATATTTTTGTTCTTATTGTAATTCTAAACAAGAAAAAACAAGAAAGACAGAATTATATCAACAACCAAATACACTTGTTGTTTTAGTAAAACGATGGGAATATACTGATAATGGTTCTTTGCGAAAGAATAATACAAAACTGAATTATGCTCATTTACTTGATATGAAAAAATACATGTGTGATAATAAAAGAGAAGAAAAATGTAGTTATGAATTATATTCAGTTGTTAGACATTCTGGTGGAACAAATGGTGGTCATTATTATAATTATAGTTTTGATGTTATTACTAAAAAATGGTTTCGTTATGATGATGATGATGTTTATTTAGTTGATGATGATGAACCATTAAAATGTAATGGTTATATTTTATTTTATAAAAAAATTTAATTTTCAATAATAAATATTATCATTTTGTTATCTTCAACAATAAAATTAATATTTTTAACAATTAATCTAAAGAATAATTGTTAAAAATGATAATAT